TGGGCAGCCTTATTACGTTTACCCATGCCAGACATGATACGAAGCACGTTGTAAGAGACAGCATAAATGCGTACCTTGGCAGAGCCACCGGACACAGTGCGGGAGCTTAGAGTTAGTTGCAAGGTAGCATTATCAATACGAGAGAAGTTGCAAGTGCCAGAGGGTTGGTGCTCCTCGGGGCGCAGAGCGAAGGAGTACACGTTGACACCGCAGCTTGGCACGTTTTCGTGGTGTTGGTAGGGTTGAACCAAGTTGAAGTATTTTCCATCACGTTCGGAGAACCTATCGTGACCATTGAGTTGTAGTAGAGCACGAGACACAGGGTTAACACCGTTCTCGAAAGACACAGGCACATACACATTGTTAGCACCACCAGCAGCAACACCAGGCATGGCACCAGCTTGGCGATCAGTGCCATCGGGGGCAACAGTAGAACCGTTGGATAGAGCGAATGCTCCACCAGACACACCAGCAGCAGCAGTGTAAGTGTAGTCGTAGTCATCGGTGTAGTTGAACCATTGTTTGCCCCAAGGAGCAGAGTCAGACACGTTCAGGTCGCGCTGCACAACCCAAATTAATTCTTTGGTTGGGTGATTGAAGTTCAGCTTGAACTTGTTGTTAGTGTTGGAGGTGGATTCATCACCGGTGAATTGGAGTTGTTCGATCAGGTATTCATGGGATACTTGAGCGAAGCGGCGGCGTTCGTCAGTGTCAAGGTAGACATAGTCGACGAACAGAGAGCAAGTTAGGGAGGGAATGGTGACACCAGACATAGTGGTGGTGGGAACACCGCCGGAGACAGTGCCGGACCAGTAGCAGTTCTTGGCATCGTTTAGCTCCAGGTTGATCTTCACTTCGTGATATTGAAGAGCAATGAGGGGCAGGGCTAGGCCGGGATTACGGTTCCAGAAGAACTCTAGAGGAACATATAGGGTGTCACCAGACACGGTAACGCCAGTGGTAGCAGATGGGGTGGTTAGGTAGGGGCTGTTACCAACCATGGTAGCATAACCGATTTGGTGACCGGCAGTCTGAGTTAGTTCGTTCCAGATGTGGATCCAGTCGCCGTAGTGCTTGTCAATGCGTTGACCACCGATTTCTAGCTCGACGGATTTGATCAGGCAGTGACCGACCCAGTTCAACCAGCGGAAAGAGGTGCCGGAAGCAACAGTGACATCGGGTAGTTGCACACGTAGGTATGCACGGTGGATCAGATCACCATTACGGGAAATGGTGCAGGTAACCTTCTTGGACCAATCGGCAGAGCCGTTGAAGGTTTGCTCAATAGATTCCAGAGCAAAGTTAGTATGTCTGCGATAAATGACCTTGAAGACTTACTACCTCTACTTTTCAATAGAGGATTCGACTATATCTTAAGCACTAAGAATCTTAGTACCCACTGCCATTTAGTCTGTGAACGGCACTCATATTGATATTGATGTAAGATAATTTGAAGCCAACTCGAGTTTTTCATGAAGTGAAAGTTTAGAAGATGTAAAATATTTGTTTGCCAGTACAGAGTGGTTCACAATAGCATAACATTCATTCACATAATGCGAATGACGCGGCTTTATATACACCATGTACATAGGGAGTAACTTTTACGATGTGCAATGACAACCTTTTGCTTGTGGTCTTGACTAAAATGTTTACCATAAAAATGATGTTTCTCGCCACGTTTAGCATCATATATTTTACTTTTTACTTCATTTGTTTGTTGGAGGGAGATGTCATGCAATAAATTATTCCAGTATCAAGATGGATAAAACCTTACAATCAAAGTTTCAACTTAGAGCTTGGCTGCGGATTGCCCATTTTAAGTATGTTGTTGCAGTGACAACATACTCTCATTCGAAAGACTTATAACCATACCCCAGTTCTTTTCTCTGGGCCAGCGTATTCTTTCGAAAACGCTTTGGTATCTATCGACTTTAGGGTGTTCCCGCAATTTGACAGTGTCGCGACCATGACGGTCACTAGCAGTAATGGTTGCTGGTCAGGCTAGTAAGGAACCACTTACAGGTTTGTGATGTGATTATTCCCGTTTTCACATCCCGACTGCTTTTCAACCCCCTTCTTTTAAATCTCAAAGAGTTGAGGTGATTTGAGGATTACCGGTTAGGTAAACGTCTTGTGCGCCATCAGTACGTCTTTCAAGTTTCCTTGAAAGCTGGACTATACCTTAAGCTATCACCGAGAAACTGGGATTTCTCTCAAGCCCATCCATTGTAGTCTCTGAACCTTCATCTTGAATATTATACCCAAATATAAACAAGATGCTTGGCTGCGGATTGTCCAATCCCATTGCATTATTACCATTGGAATCGGTAATTAACCGAGTTCCTTTACAAAGTCACCTCTGTAAAGTGGTAGCAAGGGCTCTAAGGAGTTTCCCGCAATTTAATGATGTTGCATTGTAGAAAGGTGCTACAATACTAGCCGATTATATAGTGCAATTGCACCCATACGTTTCACTGTTTTCCTAGAATGGTGTGTATGGAACCGTTCTAGCAGTCGACTGTTTCGCGCGTAGGCACTTGTTTTCACGCGACTAGTTGCATTAGACCACCACCCATTTCTTTTTATAATATAAGGTTAGATTTTTTTTTTGCCAGAACGCGTCATTATTTTATTAAACTATACAAACTAAAATTACCGATAAGAAAAACATCATACCATTTAAGAATTCCGCTTGCTTTTGTTTGTATATGAATGATATCTGGAAAAGTAAAAAAAAATAATGTCAAGCAAAATAGCACGAATATATCTAAAAAAACTCTAGATATTCAGCATAATTGTAAACTAACCGAATTCTCCAATCACCAAGAGAATATCAATAACATTAAAGATCAAATAAAACATCTGGAAGAAAAAATAAAGTCATACAAAGAGAAACAACATCAAGGATTTGAATTAAGCGATATTGATATAGAAAATATGTTACATTTCAGAGACCAAAGGGATAATTTATTGAAAGAACTTGATGTGTTGAATGAAAAAGACGAAGTTGAATATTTTGTCAATACCGCTCCAATTCTTTTTCAATACTATGATATTGTCGAAAAGGGCTCAGGTGATGATATTCAAAGTGTTGCGGTTGGGGAAAACAGTATCCTCAAGTTCTTCATGTCATCTGGAGAACAAACCGAAAAACCAAAAGAAAAGGATGAAACAATTGATACAAATAAAACTTCTGATAGAGCATCTCTTTTGGAGAAATATATGTGGTTAACAGATGACAATTACGTTAAACAAATAGAAACAGAAGTTAAAGAAAAATGTATACATTGTGGTGCATCAAACAGAAACATATTGTTAAATGAAGGCATGATTCATTGTAATAACTGTGACAGTATAGAATACATTTTGATAGATCATGACCGTCCTAGCTATAAAGATCCTCCAAAAGAAATCTCATATTTCTCGTATAAGCGTATCAATCACTTGAATGAATGGATCAGCCAAATTCAAGGTAAAGAAACTACTGACATTCCTGAAGAAGTTTACGACAAGATTCTATTAGAGATCAAAAAACAAAAGATCACCAATATGGCAGATCTTACATATAAGAAAATAAAAGAAATTTTGAAGAAACTCGATAATAACAAATACTACGAGCATATACCGCATATAATCAACAAACTCAATGGCTTACCTATCCCTCATTTTGAGCCTGAACTTGAAGAGAAACTGAGAGTTATGTTCAAGATGATCCAGCCATTGTTCCTAAAGTATGCACCTTCTAGTCGAAAGAACTTCTTGTCTTACAGTTATTGTTTACACAAGTTTATTCAGTTATTAGGACGTGATGAATATTTGCCTAATCTACCATTATTAAAAAGTAGGGATAAACTCCATCAACAAGACCAAATATGGAAGAAAATATGTGATGAACTTTCATGGCAGTTTATTGAGAGTCTTTGAGATCGTTTCCATCTTTTCTATTTTTAGGTTCAACATACTTAAGCCCAATGAACTTGAAAATATCTGCTTCATCTTTGAAGTCATGATCGACAAATTTTCCATCATGAGGTCCTTTGTGATATTTCAAACCATATTCACTTAATGAATACCCTTTTGACAATGCCCAATTCCTCATAGCAACGTTAAAAGTCCCACTTCCGGTGAAATAAAGAAGGGCAAATGGATATTCGTGTTCTGCCGTCAACATAAAGTCAACACGTCGATATGTTTTATGACGTTTGAGTTTTCCGACGGCCATACATTTTTTATTTCCTAAAGCAAATATATCTGTAAGATACCCATCAGTCTCCAATTTTGTTATAATTTTCTTAAATGTATCATCATCACACTTTGTAATAAGAACATCGATATCGCCACTTGTTGGTTCTACTCTTCTAAACGATCCTGATAAAGAAGCTTGTATTTCTGATCCAAATGTACGTATAACATTAAATATATATTCTTCATGCTTGAGCATTTCGGTACGTGGAATTCGCTTCTGAAAATCGATATAATATTTCAACCCTTTTTTCTGTACGTCATTCAACAATTCTTGTTTTTCTGAAAGCTCGTTAATGTTCTTTATTTGATGTTTAGTTATAAGCTCTCGTGCTTTTGTTGGACCGATACCATGGATTTTTGTCAAATCTTCAAAAATTTGCATGCTTGAATTGGAATCATATTCTTGTACTTGACGAAGTGCACCCGTTTCAAAGATTTCTTTTAATTTGTCTTGAATCTTTTGTCCTATTCCTTTTATATTTTTCAAATCATCTAATGATCTAATTGGGTCCTTAAATGTCTTCAATTGTTGTAACACAATGTTATATGCCCGCGCCTTAAATGGTTGTTTATTTGCTAACTCTTTTTTCCTGAGTTTTTCTAACGATTCCACAATGTATAATTTGTAATCATTCTTCTGCGTTTCATGTGTTTCGTGCGTTTCGTGCTGTGAAACTTTTGGTTTTCTTCCCCGTTTTACGACAACATGATCAGTAATATTATCAGGCTTTTCAACGATCATTTTTGGTTTTCTAGTTTTTACCTTGGGTATTGTACTCTGTGATTGTTCAGATGGTTTTGGCCATACACAATCTTCTTCTTTCATTTTATTTAAGTATATATCAAATTTTTGGATAAAAGTATCATGGAACATTGTCTTGACATTATTTTGTTGAATGCAACACAAATAAGTATTCGTGATCTGTGCAATTTATCATGTGTTTCAAAAACATCACATGAATCTGTATATCAGTTTTGGAAATACCGTAAAAACCTCCACATTAGAAAAAAATGTATTCCTAATGTTGATCTTCAACAAATGTTTTATGGAGGCAAATGTACTACATGTGGAATCTTCACAAAAATAAGATGTAGTTTATATATTGCAACACCATTTATATGTATTGCATGTGTGCTGCAAAAATGCATTAATATGGATACAGCTAAGAAAAAATGGCGCATCTCTGACACAGATATTTCAAAAATACTGGGTATTAAAATCGGCAACAAAGTTTATTTTGATAAGCTAACCGTTAAAAATATGGCTCATGACGCATTTGGCGGTCCAAAAGAATTGTTAATTGCAATAACAGGCAAAGCGCGATACACCAGAGAAAAACGGATTCAACAATTGTTACCATGTATTTCAAGGAATCGTGAATTCCAGAAAACAACCTTTGTTGAGTCATATTTATTGAATGGAAAGGGAGGTGTTAAAGGACTTCTCGTTTCTAAATGGAACGCATTTGTCAAATTAGTTGAATCATTGCCACATAATGACAGAAATCTTGTTACATATGATAGTGTATGGTTTAAATATTACATAGATGGTGAAGATGCATTAAATAATCAGATAGTTAAAAAACGATTACAAGAACAACGCGGACAGCAATGGTTATGGTTTGTTAAGACTATCAACAAGTGTTTATGGAAAAGACACGATGAAATTGAATATGTTGTTTATGGAGACATCCGTGTCTTTGAAAACATTCTTGAACGGCAACTGAAATATCATATGATTGAACAAAAGATAGTTAATTATGATCCACATATGGTGAAGTATATTACAACATATTGCAAAGACTTTTTATATCAACAAAATATTACAATTGATGATGCAATAAAATCTCTTAAAGAAAAATATTTTTTTCACACAAAAACAACTTACAAATATCTTTTAAATAGATACAAGAGATGCAAAGTACCGATACAGTACGATACTGATCACATAAAAAGAATGGCTGTGTCTTTATACATGCGTGAACATAACAATGACATACACGACATACCATCAAGCTTACATTATTTACATACCGCGGACGTGGGCAGCACTGCCAGCTGGCCAGTTGACCAAGGAACTGCCAATACCGAAGCCTGCACCTAGACGGGCACTTGCACCAACAGATGGTGCGAACATATCTAGAAGGGCGAAAGTTGCGGCAGCAACTAGCGCAATAGTGAGAACCTCCTCAGCAGAGGGCTTCTTCATAGGGATCATGTAAGCTGCAATAGCAACCATGGAGCCCTCTAGAACGTATTTGATAATTCTTACAATGATTTCTTTACCGTCGACAGAAAAGTTGCTCATTTTTATAATCTTAAATAAGAAATTAATTTGGAAAAATCTGCACATGAATTGTAAAAGTTTGAGGACCCGTGTAATCAAAACTTTTAAAAACTATTTAAGAATTTTGATTTATATATTTTAAAATGACCACAGTATCAGTCCAAGAACATGATTATCTAGATCAAGATCCTCCGCTAAGAGGACAAAATTACGTATGTCTGTCATTTTTGTCTCCTGAAGATGTGATTAAAAGAAAAGATGTGTTCATGTTTGAGAAATTTCTGAACTTTTTTGCTACCGAAATGAGGGAGTTCTTTTCAAATTTGTCATTGAAATACAAAGAAGAAATCGACATTATTCGGAACATTCAAGAAAGGTATCCATATGTCTTTGACACTGAAACTATTGCAGATGAATACAATTATTTTGTGAACAAAAATGGTACAGATCTTGATAATGAATATCTCGAGAAGAACAATTTCCAGACAACTCTTCGTGGGATCAAGGTTCGAGGCACTTTTGAGACTATGCGTGAAGCGGAAGTACGTGCACAAGTTCTTAAAAAACTAGACAACAAGTTTCATGTATATGTTGCAGAAGTAGGATGTTGGTGTCCATGGAGTCCAAATCCTGATGAAATTACCAGCCAAGAATTTGCTGAAACTCAGCTGAACACCCTAATGAAAGGATACAAGGAGAATCTTGAGAAACGTGATGTGTTTTATCAAGAGAGGAAAAATGAGCTTGCTAGTCTGAAACCTCAACGTATTGTTGAAGAATCACATGACGAAGACAAGATGCAAGCATCTGATCCATGGATGGAAAAACAAGAGGCTAGTGAGCAAATAACCGAACACCAAGAAGAGATAAATACAGTAAATATCACAGAAGCAACAGAAGCAACAGAAGCAACAGAAGCAACAGAAGCAACAGAAGCCACTGAAGCAACTGAAGCCACTGAAGCAACTGATGTGTCTGATTCTAAAACAGAGCCTGAAAATAAAGATGATATTCCTAAGTAATTCGGCAAGATCTTATGTAAATTCTTTTTATTTTTATAATGCTTTTAAACATATTTAAACATATGCGATCTTTATGCATTATAATATGATTCTAAGACGTTTTATTGGAGGAAATTCAATTTATCGTGCTGTAAAAGCTCCGCTTGCAAATAACGTTGTACCAATCTTTGATTTTGCAAAAGAAGGTTCATTAACACAACAACAAGCAATTAAATATTTCAAGCAAGTTTCACATGATATAGATGTTGTTGCAAGTTATACCACCACCAACCTAAAAAAACCACCAGCTTTTGCAATGAAACTATCAAGTGTCAACATGCATTCACCTGATGCTATGATGTCATTCATTGCCAACAAATTAATTACAAATAACATGAGTTTGTTTCTTGATGCTGAAAGTGTGACAATAGACAAAGATGAACAGCGTATTATTAATAATATATTAAAGACATTTAACGACCCACGTATTTATAAAACATATCAATGCTACAGAAAAGATACATTCGATAGACTTCAAAGAGACATTGACAATTTTGAAAATTTGGGTATAAAGTTGGTACGAGGCGCATATTACGAACAAGACAAATATAGTGGAATGTTATTTACATCAAAGAAGGATACTGATGCGTCGTATAATAAATGTATCAATTTAGTTGTGAATCAAATGAAACATAATAAAAACTTAAAGATGTGTATTGCTTCTCACAACGAATATTCAATTAATTTCACTAAAGAGATGATTAAAGCATCACCTGAACTAAAAAATCAAATATCGTTTGCACAACTCTTGGGTATGAGTGATCATTTAACTTCGACTCTTGCAATGAATAATTATACGGTGTATAAATATGTCCCATATGGAAACATGTATGAGACCTTACCATATCTTACACGTCGATTAATTGAAAATTATCAAATTCTAAGGTATGCCTTATAAATACCTTATAACTAATATATTGTTATGGATATATCGGTTGTTAATAAGTTAGACGCATCCATAAAATATGATAGATATATAACATTCTCTTCAAAGAACAAACATGCAGATGTACTCATAGAAACATTCTTGGATGTTTGGAATATTAAACGTCATTTACGGAATATAAAAGATGACAAACGTATTGTTTTTGACGTAAATGATGTTGATCCAAAACATAAGAAAGGGTTAATGAACCGAATTGTGCAAAGCATGTATACATTTTGTTTTTACAAAACATCGTGTCCAACACGACCATCTTTGATATTTGTTGATAAGTCTTTTCAAAAGGATTGTAGACACGATATCCAAGCAGAATATTATGTTGCAAACTTTGTACGTGACATATCAAATCAAGTTTCAAATAAAATGACACCAACAGACTTTTGTGACGCTGCACAAAAACTTTTTGCACATCATCCAACAACAAGAGTTACAATCCTTGATGAACATGATTTAGCACAACAGGGTATGAATCTCATTTTGGCAACTGGAGCAGGTTCGGCAAATTCTCCAAGACTGCTTGTTGTTGAAACGTTGCACAATGATAAAAGAGATTGTGTATGTGTAGTTGGCAAAGGTGTAACATACGATAGTGGTGGTTATAACTTAAAGTCAAAATCAGCAATGTACGGTATGCACCTTGATAAAACAGGTGGCGCTATATGTCTGGGCTTAATGAAATACTTCAGCAAATTTCATTTGAAAAAGAAACTCGTGATCGTTGTACCCCTTATTGAAAATAGTATTTCACATACTGCTATAAAACCTGGTGATGTAATCACGTCATATTCCGGGAAAACTGTGGAAATAGTCGATACTGATGCCGAAGGAAGACTTATACTTGCAGATGCATTATCATTTGCATGTAAAAAATATAAACCAAAAACAATAATAGATATTGCAACGTTAACATCATGGTCGTCACGATTGCATTGTCATACAAGCTACGTCTATTTTACTTTGAATGAAATGTTGGCATATGCAGTAAATCATACAGGTGAAAAAGAATGTGAAAGAAGCTTGAGGATACCTGCATGGGCAGAATACATGAAACTAACAAAATCACATATTGCTGATGTCAAAAATTATGGATTCACAGAATGTGTAAATTCGGACGGATTTATGGCTTCGATGTTTTTAATGAACTTTGTTCCACCAAGGTTTCGAATGAATTGGATTCATTTTGATATCAAACACATATCAACACATCCACAACTTGGTATGAGTGAGGGATTTCATACACTTATTTCTGTTCTTCGTTCTTTGGTAATATAATGCTCATATTATAACTTAATATGAATAGTGCAACAATCAATAAGAGTAGACCATAGTCTTGAAACATATTAGACACAATCATAAGTGATATCATTATAAATAACAAAAGTGTTACAATTTTGTTATGTAAGAATTCAAACTTATCAACAAAGACAATCATAAGAGAAATTACAGCAGCTATTAATAGTCTAGAGTAAAAGCTATTAAAGACAAAATCAATCATTGTTTGTTATATAATATTAAGATCAAAAATCTGGTTCGCATGTTTCTATCACTTGACCTTTAGTCAAAGTGTCTAATGTGGGTGGAAAGAAAACAAGTGCAAAATAGATAACCACAAAAGAAAAGACAAACGCTTTAATCCCTAAAACCATTTTACTTTCATCGTTTGGATTATTTGTGTTTTTTTTTGAAATCACCAAAAGGATTGCTATAATACCTGATACAACAGATGTAAATACAAGCATTATTTGTGTTTATAGATATTTTAAATACCTCAAAAGAACGAGTCACTATTGATTTTCATTAAATTCTTTTTGACCTGTTTCTTTTTTTCAATCAAATCAAATGTTGTACCAATGTTTACAACTTTGACTTTCTTTGATTCATTTACATGTGATAATTTTGTTTCTTTATTATTTGAAGGTGATAACATAATAACTTTTGTTGAATGTTTCTCCATATCAATATCATCCTTCTCAGCATATTTACTTGTTATTAACTTATTGTTTGTTTCTGCTTCTGTATTATCAAATATTTTGTCGTCGTCATCTCCAATATCATTTTCATGTAAATCATCATCTAAATCATCCTTTCCATCCTTGCCATCAGCTTCTGTAATTAGTTCTTCGTTATTGTCAATATCATCTTTTAAATTATCGGTGCACCTCTTGTTACCAATATAATCGTCTAAGTCATCATTGTCATCGTCACTTTCAACAGCATTATCTTCAAACTCTTCATGAATATCTACTTCATCATCGTCGCTTTCATCGTCATTTTCAATAGCAACATCTTCAAACTCTTCATGAATATCTACTTCATCATCATCACTTTTATCGTCACTTTCATCGTCACTTTCAATAGCAACATCTTCAAACTCTTCATGAATATCTACTTCATCATCGTCACTTTTATCGTCACTTTCAATATCAACTATTTCATCACAATCATCGTCACTCTCTGACGAAAGTTGTTCATCATCATTTGTTTCTTCCAAAACATGTGAAGGATCGACCTTGATCATTTCAATAAACGTCGCACGTACACATTGTTTTATAATTTCCTCAAGTTGTCGTATCAATTTTTGTCTCTCAGGTAAAGATACACCAATGTCATATACGATATATGGATTTTTCCACAATGCACGTGCGATATTAAGATATGTTGTATGCATATAATCAATAGAACACGGGATCTCACTTTGTTTAAAACCTTTAAGAATCAATATATGTAATTTGAAGATGCTTTGTATAACAAGATCAATGTTTGAAGAAGAGTTATTTTTTAAACGTACCCATTCAATATCTTTAACTTCTTGTGACCACTTGGCTATATTACGCAGTGAATGTTGAAACTCTCTTAATAAGAACTTCTTTTGTTTATTGTTTTTTTTAACATGATCGTAAATGCTAATTATGCCTTTTTTATAAAACGGAATTGAGTTGCTTTCAAGCTCAAGCAAAAGGGCCTTCAGTTTCTCTTTCATAAATATGCCACCATTTACCATTTTCATAATTCGTTATATAAAAATGATTTTAATATTACGCAACACTGTCCAACGGCTGCGTGTATGGATTTTCAAGAAAAGCTTTTAGTATTGTCGGATCTAATCTTTCTTGATTAATTTGTTCATATGACTTTTTGGATTTCGTAAAAGTCTCATCGGCAACATGTGTAATAGTGTTATAAACGCGGTCAACATTATTTGTTTCACGAGTACTTAGTGAATCACATTTATTGTTTTTGAGTTTCACGTTCATACATTCAACACCATTTGCAACTTTACTACCTTGTTGTGTTGGATCTCTTCCATGTAACGTGCTTTCTTTCTTTTCATGAATTCTGGCATTCATCATATCGTCATATGACATTTGTTTCTTATCGGATGAGTCAGCAGTACCAAAGTATTCCATATCTGACAAAAACTGTTTATGTGTTTTCTTCATATCAAATGTTTCAATTTGATAACCATTGCCATTTTCTTTGGCAGCAATACCATAATAGTCGCTGTCTGACAAAAATTGTTTTTGAGTATTCTTAGCCTCGATTCCGTCTTTGATATAAATACCTTCTCTTTCTTTAACACCCACGTTACCATCACGGCCTAACATCTCTGTAAGTTCTTTCATAGTTGTACGTGCTTTGTCTTCAGGATCATAAACTTTACCTTTGTAAACACCAGATTTCATATTCAGCTCATAATCCATTCTTTCCAACGTTTCTCTCAATGTTTTCTTGGCAACTTCATCTGGGTCATACACATACAATTGTTTAGGACCTGTTATAGCACCCGTACCAATCTCATCATGAATCAGAGTTTCTTTAATTGTTGTACGTGCAATATCATTCGGATCATAAACAGTAAGTTTCTCGTTACCCTTCAAGTTTCCAAGTAATGCTTCGTGTATTGTCGTCTCTTTGATAGTTGTTCTTGCAACATCATTGGGGTCATAAACAGTAAGTTTCTCGTTACCCTTCAAGTTTCCAAGTAGTGCTTCGTGTATTGTCGTCTCTTTGATAGTTGTTCTTGCAACATCATTAGGGTCATACACGGTGAGTTTCTCATTACCCTTCAAGTTTCCTAGTATCGCTTCATGTATCGTCGTCTCTTTGATAGTTGTTCTTGCAACGTCGTTAGGGTCTTGTATTGTTGGTTTATCAGGTATCTGAGGATTAATATTACCAAAATGTCTAGGGTTGTCAACACTTCCTTCTTTTTTGGTAATTTTAAGCATATCTTGAATCGGTGCAACAATAGCTTTTATCATGGATGTAACGTTACCTTGGTAAACACGTGTTGTTGTCAAGTCACGCTCATTATTAAAGACAACAATAGATGATTTACCGAAATCGTCCTTGGAACCCGTACCGTAATCTGCCAATGTTGCATTACGAATACCATAGTTATTATATACATGTCTATCTGAAGGATGCACGTATGGATCAGTTGTACGACCTTTAGCATTTTGGTAAACAGCCGTACCCGTATACTCCTTGGAAGTTGATTGACGATTTGTGTCTTTGTTTGGAAACTCAGGTATCATAGCTTTCTTCAAGTTTTGACCTGTAGTAACTAAGTACATATCAGGAGTTTGTTCAAAGAATGTATCAACACGATTCTTCTTCATACACCCGATCTTCCCTGGAAGTTTAGCTTTAACACCATCTAACGTCCTTGCTTCGTAAGTAACTTTAGGTTTATTTTTAACACGTAGATCGTCGACCGATTTAGGAAGTGCATAATCGCGTGCATCAAATTGTTGAAACCCGCCGGTTGGATCTGCAGAATAACCTCGGTTCAACCCGGGACCTACATATACTTTGGGAATGGGAGTTACATTGTTCTGTGCCTTGGGAGCAATTATACGGTCTTGATAAAAATCATTCATATTTTGCAGCCCATATGGATTCGAAGCATCTTTAGTATGATCAAAGAATGATGGCACTTCACATTTCGATTTATAATCATTGATAACACCAGTAAAACTTTCTAGTTTTGAACCGTTTACGTCAGAGTCCGTACTTTGTTTTACACTACCACCAAAAAATGGTATCATATTGTTGTGTGTAAATTCCATTTCATCAACTTCTTCACCACTCATCAATTTCATACGTTTTTTCATCAGTGGTTGGTCTTTCTTTTGTATCTCTTCATTTAGTTTGTAATTTCTTGAAATTACACCTGTACGTGCTGGATTCTTTGATGCTTCAACCATAGAATGTGACCGTTTTTGTGCAAATGAGTTTGCTACATCACAGAAACGACTATCATAAATATTGTTTACGGATGGTATTTCACTTTTATTTATTGTTTGACTTTGTTTGGTTTTTTTTGATGTATCACTTTGATTGATCATATATCCTAAAGCAAAAAGTGTTACCACAACATAAAGTTCTATCATTTAATAATTAGGTACAAATTTTTTATGTTATGTATACTAACACACAACAAAGTAAAAAATATAATCAATTAATAAGAAGCGCTGGCATTAATGTGTTTTTTCACAACGATTTTACGGGTATATGTGATTTCCTCACCTCCAATGTTCAATGTAACTGGGTTCTTTAATGCGACAGATATTGCTTCATAATAAAATGAATCCTTGTTTGAACCACGTGTAGTTTCAGCAATAATAAATTTTATTGATTTATGAGATTGATACTTGCTATATTTGCGCCATTCAGGTTTGTTTTTCTTATTTTCAATCATAAGGAAAAGGACAGATGCAGCACGTTTAGCTGCAGATTTAGGAAATCCTGACTTATCAGTACCATAACGACCACCTTCAAAGCCTATATCACTGCCAACAATAGTGAAATGTCTACTCATTTTTATTAATACAAATATTTTAATTTTTACATGTAAGGAATTTTAGTACAATTTGTCCAAGTAGGTCCCGGAATATCATCAAATGCTTCTTCATTTTTTTCCTGTGGCGTATAACGAGGTGTAAACTGATTGTTACCCTTGGGAGGAAGTG